GCGAGTATGCAAATCTTGAGTCACAAGCCTATGAGATTCTTTGCGAAACGAAAGAACGATTTCCAGAACTCGCATCGTCTATAGATTACTTTACCATGGAAACTTGTTTATGTTCTTTCAAGAAAATCTTTAGAACTAAGCATGGTCGTTATCTTGGATACTATCTGGATAGACAAGCTGAAGAAATTAAGCAAGCTGAACAAGATGGTTGGTATGGTATCGACTGGAATGTTTTATGGCAAGCAAGAAACGAAACTATCGACTTGCGTCTAGACCAAGATCGTGGTATCGATAAAGATAGATTTAGTTCATTTCTTAACTCTGGTAAATTGGAGAATCTGGAATGGATGTTTGATGATGAAGAACCTATATTGATTGGATTGGAGAATTTTTAATGGATGACAGCATGACAATTACAACTAGCATTTACCCAACTGTTGGTAATGGTGGAGCTATTTCAGGAACTATTACAACTGGTGTAGCAAACACAGCAATTTCATCTAGCAGTCTTAGCTTTGGTGGGTTTGATATGGAAGACTTTCTTGATACGCATTCATTCAATAAGTTTACTGTTGACCATAAGGTACAAGAACATGAATTGATGAAGTTGAAAGATACTGTTCCAACTTACATTGATGAGATTAAAGAAAACTTGTCTAAGAATCTTGCAAGAGATATAATTAAGAAAACTACCTTCACAAAGAAGAAAGATATTGATGCTGATGCGCACCACTTTCTCGGAAGAGTATGGGTGTTTACAGAAGACGAACTAAAGAGTTTAATTGAGGAAGCAAGAAAATGTTAATTGAAAAGGTAGGTATTCAAGATACCATTGAGGTTAAGTTGATTAAGAACGAGAAGAAAGTTCGTAAAATCATCGCTGTTGGTGGTAGTCCAGGAACTGGTAAAACTACCCTATTCCGTAAGTTTATGGAAGACAAACAATGGATCGCTACTGAACCAGCCAAGCTAGTTTCAGCTTCTTATAATACCGAACGAGATCTTTACATTCTTGGTAAGTATGAAGATGGTGAAGTTTTCGCTGGAACAGATCGCCTTTCTATGGCAGTTCAGCCAAACCTACAAGAGTGGATCCAAACCCATAACTGTAACATCCTATTCGAGGGAGACCGAGTCTTCAATCAGTCTTTCTTGGAGTTCTGTATGGGATTACCCGATACCGAATTACAGGTGGTTTACCTTAAAACCACTAAAGATGTCCTAGAACAACGATATAAGGATCGTGGCTCCGACCAGTCCGAGCAATTCCTAAGAGGGCGAGAAACTAAATATAGTAATCTACTATCAAATTTTGAGTTAATGCCCTATATCACTGAGTTTAGCAATACAAACTTGGAAGAGCAGGGCAATGTACTGACATTTCTAGAGAAACAATTCCAATGATTTAAAGGCAAAGGTTATGAACTACCTAAAGAGTTTAGACTTCGATTTTATGCAAATGTTGAATTTCGAGGAACTACCTTTTAGGGCTAAGTTCATACCTTCTAAGATCTGGGAAGATTTAGATAAGTACGAAAACGACGCTACTGGCTTGAGGAATTACTTCAAGAAGTGGCGTTTTTCTATTGTATGGCACCAAGAAAAGAAACCAACTAAGAACATAGCAGTTGGTGGTGGCTACTACCCTGACGAGGGTCGATCTGAGTTGGATATCTATACCAGCCCAGATACTGACTTCAATCGTTACAAATTCACTCAATCTAGTTGGAATCGCTTTAAGTTCAGAGTCATACAAGTGGCTATGCACGAATTAATACATTGTAAACAATACTACGGTAAATCAGACGAATACTGTGCTACAAAGGTTTACTACGCTAGAACTGGTATCAAACGAATAGACGAAAACAGAGACTATCACGCTGGAAGAGATGAGATTGATGCCTATGCGCATTGCGTATATTTGGACTTTAAAACCAAACGACCATCCATCCCAGTTGCGGAATTAATCCGTTATGCTGGAACCTATAAGGTATCCAAGAACCTTTCTGGCATCCAAAAGCTGTTTAGGACTGATAAGCATAACGAGGTAGTTCCCCTACTTCTCCGTAAGATCCTTAAATGGGAAAGAAAGTATACTCGCTTCTCGTAAGTCCTAAATAATAGTAAATATTGCTTGTCTTTTATTGAAAGACGAGTATAATAATTGCTTACAATACTTATAGGGCTAGTGAGAAAATGCTGAATTTCAAATCATTTCTTAAAGAAGAAGTACTAACAGAACAACTACTGTTAGAAAAAGCAGAAACCTCTGCTTTGGAAGCTGATGATAAAGGTAAACTACACGAGTTACTTTTAGCCAAACACCTTCACCCAAATACCCAACTCCCTGAACATCATCGTTCATTCTCAGATAACGAAGACCACGCTGGTACTCCAGAGCAGGTGCATGATCGTTTGAAAGAAAAGGTTGGTCCAGCTGCATATGCTGAACTAGACCGCCACGCTAAACAATCCGCAGAAGCATTTAAGAGCAGCATGAAAGCTCAAGGACATATCGGTGACCATGCTCACATTGGTAATGTTCACTGGACATCTAATGCTGATAAAGAAAACAGTGTTGGTGACCACGAGAAAACTGTTGGTGTTAAAGATGTAAACTCAAACGCAGACTTAATCGTAACTCTTCATGATAAAGAAGGTAAGACAGTAGGACACCATGGTATCTCTGCCAAGTATGGATCACAAGAGCCAAACTATCGCAATCCAGGTGTCGACTCTTTAGAAAAGATCGCAAAGTTACCTTCAGGTACACTTGGCACTCATATGAAGCATCACAGCGAAGCCATGGACAAATTAGGATATACTGGCTCTGCTGATCAAAGAAATATCCAAACTAAGATTGATGAGATGCCAATTGACGAAATTAGAAAGAAGCACGCTGAGGGTCAATCTGCTCTTGCTTCTGGTAAGAGTCTAAGTGGTAAGAAAAAGATTATGCACGAGCACTTGGGTAAGTTTATCGAAGCACATGATGCTCTTGGTAATGAGAAGAAACAAGAAGAGTTTAGAAATCAAGCTAAACACAGAGCAGAACTTGCTCGTTCTTCAAACCTTGCAGCAAGAACAAGTATGATGCAATCATTCTCAAGCGGTCTTGCTAAACATTCAGATGAAGAATTGCGAAATGTTATTCGTCAGAATGTATCTCCATCTACTCATATTCCTCATACGATCGTTCATAGTAAAGTTAAAGACAGTGGCGAAGCTGACTCGATCGTTAAACCGATGCATAGTTTAGCAGACGAACACTTGTCTCAATTTGAACCAGGATCTTTACATGTAGCTCCAGGAAAAGGAACTAGCATGGCAATTAAGGGTAAGAATATTCAGACTGGTAAAATTTCTGGTGCAGCCAGATACACAATCAAGTCTTCTTCTGGTGCACACAAAGGTGCTGTTGGTGGATTTAGATTAAAATAATATGTTAAACTTTCAAACATTCTTAACAGAAGCTGAAGAAGAAGGTGCAAAACTAAAGCACATCACTCATGCTGAAGATCGACCATTGTTCCATGGAGCAGATGGTTTTAATCATGCATACGATGCTCTTCATGGTGCGCACTTTCATACTAAGCAAGGACATCAAACTAATAAGTTGACCATGAAGTATGATGGTTCACCATCTATTGTTTATGGTCATCATCCAGAGAATGGTAAGTTTTTCGTTGCATCAAAGTCTGCGTTCAATAAGAATCCAAAGATAAACTACACACCAGAAGATATCGAAAAGAATCATGGACATGCTCCAGGTCTTGTAGAAAAACTAAAAGCTGGTCTTGAACATCTACCAAAGGTTGCTCCAAAAGAAGGAGTTTATCAAGGTGATGTTATGTTCACTCATGGTGATGTTAAGAAAGACGGAGACAAATCTTCTTTCACACCAAATACTATTACCTACACGGCAAGGGGTGATAAGGCTAAAGCAATCAACAAAGCTAAACTTGGTGTAGTTACTCATACCAAATATACTGGTACTACTCTAAGCAATATGCACGCAACTGGTAATGTTACTGAAGGCGAGTTTGGTAGCCATCCAGATATGTTCCATCACACAGCTTCATATGATTCTAGTGGTGCTCACTATCCTAAAGCGTCGCAAGACAGAGTACTGTCAGAGTTATCCAAAGCAAAGACTATCCATGAAACTCATGGAACTAAGATGTATAAAGCAATAGCCATGCATGGTGGTGAAGCAGGACATCTAGGTACTTACATCAATCAAACAGTTCGTACTGGAGAAACACCTTCAGCTGATGGGTTAAAAGACCACATTGCTGCTAAGTATGAAAAGATTGTTGGTAAATTAAAGACTGAAAAGTCTCAGAATGTTAAGTTAGGCGAGCTAAAGGGTCATCTTGACCATATCAAGAAAAACCAAACACATTATGATAATGCTTTAAAGATGCATGGTCATTTAGCAAACGCTAAAAATGAATTGGTTAAAACACTTGAATCTAATGAAGGTGGATACGAACACGCTATTGGTGGTGTGGCTTCTAAACCAGAAGGATTTGTTTACAACCATACACATAATGGTTCAACTGAGCCAACCAAGTTAGTGAATCGTGCAGAGTTTGCTCGTCAAAATTTATTGAAGACAAGAACACCTTCTGCTGCAACCACTGAAAAAGATAAACATCATGTTATCGCATTTGGTCGTATGAATCCTCCAACTGCTGGACATGAAGAAGTTGTTAAGACTCTAAAAGACAAAGCAAAAGAGGTTGGGGGTGATCACACTTTAATTCTTTCTCACTCTCATGGAACTAAAGATGGTAAGAACCCTCTAAGTCCAGAGCAGAAACTACACCATGCAAAGAATGCATTCCCGAAAACTAATATTGAAGTAGCTTCTAAAGATAAACCAACTCTACTACATCACGCTGTTGAACTATACAAAAAAGGTGTAACACATTTACACTTCACTGGTGGTTCAGATCGTCAGGGTATGGCTGACATGCTTAAAAATATAATGGTAAAGAGTCAGCACATGGC